GGCAGCAGGCGCCGCCACTTTCCGTCGCAGGCGCCGACGTCCAGGATCGTCGAGTTGCGGGGGAAGTATGTGCGCACCCAGGCGCAGATTTCAGGCTTGCCGTAGTCGTAAGAGCTCATACTTTGATTTCCTCCGCGGCGGAGCTTTCGCGCTCCTTCCGCTTTTCGTAGGCGTCGCGCTTCTGTGCGTTGATCTCGTCGGCGTTTTCCGCATAAAACTCCCGGCGCATCGCGTTGATCTTCTCCATGGGCGTCCGGCCCTCTGCGCTTTCGTACATTTGGAGATACTGATCCGGGTCGTAGCCGACCACGTCGGTCTTTTTGTCAAAGCGCACCGCGTAGGTACAGTCGCAATTTGCGTGGATGTGCTCCGCGTGTCCGTTCTTTATGGCATCCTTGGAGGCTCGCTGCCAGCCCCGGCTCGCCAGGGTGATGCAAAATGCGCAGGTGTCGCCCGACGGGATCCAGGCCCACTCGGCGCCGTCCCGGAGTGCGTTTTTCATGGTGGTGTCCACGCCGGTCTGCTTCACCAGTCGCCCGATGGCGTCGGCCACGATGCTGTTGTTCCCGGTCTTCAGCGTCCCGGTGATGGTCTTGGCGACCTCGCTCACGGTTGGGGTGGCCGCCGGCAGCGCCGCCGGCACCATGACGCCGGATGCCTCCGCCACGCTGTCATACATGATGCAGGCCAGCGCCGAAGCACCCTCGCCGTACCGCACCGCGATGGCGTATGCGTACTGGATCAGCGCCTGACGGTCCAGCACGGTTACGACGGGATTGCGTTCCATATAGTCGAGGATTTTCTGCGATGCCGCCTCGTTGACGGCCCGCAGCTTCTTGATGAAGGCGTCCCAGGCCTTGGCGGAGATTTGCATATCACAGCCCCATTTCCTCGATCAGCTGTGTGCCCCGCGTCCGCGCCTCCTGGGCGTCGATGCGTCGGATATCCGCCTGGCTGAAGCCGATCATCTCCAGGAAGGTGTCCGTCTGTGCAAAAGCCGGCCGGGCGCTGGCGATCTTGATGGCGGCGTCCGCCGTGACGGCCACGCTGGGCATGGCCGGGTTTTTGAAGTGGGCCATGATGTTTTTCTCGTCGTCTGTCAGCTCGTCCAGGGTGACGTTGCGCGCCACGGCCAGCGCCATGATGGCGATGGTCCGCAGGCTGTTCCCGTTTCCGCGGTTCAGCTGTTCGGCGGCCGCTACCAGCGTCTGGCTCTGCGCCAGGATGGCGTCGGAGCTGGTGGGGTTCGCCTCGCTGACGACGCCGGTGTCCGTGACGGTCAGGCCGGTCGCGGCGGAGAATTGCGTGGCCAGGATGCGGACCATTTCCACGTGCGGGGAGATGTTGCCCTGGGTGAGCTGGCCGAAGGTCGGCTTTTCTCCTGTCTCGGGATTCGTCGTGCTGGCGAGAATCGATCCGACATACTGCTTGAATTTCTGATTGATTATGGCGTCATACTGCTCGTCCGTGACGCCCAGCAGATACTTTTGCGGGCTCGTGGAGAACTCCAGCCCGATGGTCGCATTTGCGATGGTGCGGACGTAGCCCTGGATGAGGCGCCGGATAGGCTCTTTGATCCGGGACCGGCCGAAGGGCTTGTCGCTCGTCGCGTTCCAGATCAGCGGCTCCATGAGAGGACGGCCCATTTTGTTCGCAAACCTGGTCGCCGTCCAGGCGTTGCCGCTGCGCGTCAGGACGATGACGGCGTCGTCGGTGTAGAAATTGACGACAGAGGGAGTCCATTCCTCGGCCTTGTACTCGTCCGGCGCCGTGTCGATGATGGCGAAGCCGCAGTCGATGCGGCCCTTTGCGCCGTTCCAGAGCCCTGCCGCCGTCTGAGGAGAGTGGAAGCGGATTTTGCAGCCGATATCCGGATCGGCGCTCAGCGTGGCGAAGGTGCAGCCGAGCTTCAGCTCGTCCCTGGTCGCCGGCATATACTGCGCGATTAAATCGTTGCCCTCCACGATCCGGTCCAGCTCGGGAACAGTCTCGCCCTGGACGCTGACAAAACCGTCGAACTGCGACCGGGCGGCCAGCACGTCCACGCACTTCGCGCCCCAGGCGCAGCCGATCTCCAGGCCGTGCATTCCCTGGGGGAGTGCGATGCCAAGATTGACGCTGTCAAGACTGATCTTGCCCTCGTAATATCTGTTTTTTTCCTCGTTCTTGCTGAGGTGGTTATGATAGACCTTCAGCAGCTCCGTGAGCTGCTTCCGCTCGATGTCGGTCAGGCCGCCGATGCTCGACGGCTCCATTTTCAGGGCCATGCATAAACTCCTTCCTTACCCGATCCGCATCTTTCGAGTCGGATCCCGTTTGCTTGTCTTCGCGCCCCAGAGGGCCAGCGCTGCCGCCTCGATGGGCGTGCTGTTCTCGCCGCCGAAGCCCCAGCCTCCGCCGATGGGCCGCCGGACGGACGTGACGGCGCTGTCCCGCAGCGCCGGCTGTCCGGCGTACCAGGTCACCGTGCGCTCGTTCACGGCGTTTGTGAGCACGCTGACGGCGGTGATCACGTCCCGGGACGAAGGCCGGATGACGGAGTCCTTTGCCCGCCAGGCGTCTTTGATATTCTCTACAAGCAGGTCCGCGCCGTTTTTCCCGTCGATCACGACGCAGGAGGCTCGCTTGCTGCGCTCGCTGAGGAACTCTGAAAGCCAGGCAAGGCCGCGCCCGGTGGGCCGGCGTTCGATCATGGAGACCCGCGCCGGGCCCTCCGGCGGGATGACGGCGCCGCAAAGGCACACTTCCGAGCCGTCGGCGCTGAACTTCACGCCGAAAGCCGTCTTTCCGGTCTCCGGCTTCGGTGCGTCGCTCTTGCAGGCGTCCCAGGCGTCCGCCTGGATCGCGTAGTCCGCTTCCTGCGTCAGGATCGGACTCCACCAGCCGAGCCGCTCTCGCGCGAAGCCGTCCGGGCTCTGGGTGTTCAGCTCCTCCGCCGTAAATTCTTCTGTGAGCCGGATGCCGAGGGCCGGATTCGCCGCGTACCAGAGCGCCCTGTTTGTAAGGTCGATCTCCTCGACGCTTTTGGCCTCGATGCTCCACTCATGCCAGGCGTCGTGCGCGCCCGGATTTTCCAGGCAGGCAGCTCGCCGGCGCCGGAACACCATGCCCGGCGCTCCGGGGTAGGGAGGGGTGCCGGTATAGATCAGCTGCCGCGTGCCGGTGGTGCTGGCCGCCAGCGTCGCCATGATGGCGTCCACCTGGTCGTCGGTCAGCTCCTGGGCCTCGTCAAAGACGACGCGGGAAACGCCGTCGAAGCCGCGGGCACGCTGCCGGCTGCGGGTCGAATACTCGATGCCGCCGCCGTTGTGGAGGTAGATGGCCTCCTCGCCGTTCGTATAGCGGATGTCGCGCACGAGGGCGTTGATTTCGGGATGCCGGCGGTCTGTGAAAATGGCCTCTAGGCGCCGAAAGCTCTTTTTCGCCGTCACGACCTGGTGACTGGTGTGGAGGATTTGCTCGCCCTTGATCGCCAGGCCGAAAAGCTCGATGCTCTCCAGGCAGACGTTTTTCCCGTTTTGTCTGGGGACGGCCAGGCCGGCGCTGGTCACGGCGTATTCGCCGCGCTCGTCGCGACCGAGCCAGCAGTCGATAATGGTCCGCTGCCATGGATCCAGGGGGACGCCGTAGGCGGCCATGAGCTGCGCGGCGCCGTCGCCGTCGCTGGTGATCCGCGGCGGCTCCACGCTGATCCGCGGCGTCTGACAGCCGATCATGCGTATTTATCCTGGACAAAGCCCAGCACGGTCACCTTCGGGACCGCGTCCTCGTCGGGCTCGGGCTCCGCGCACGGTCTGCCCTTCAGGCGGGCCAGCGCCTTCGGCGTCAGGCCGAGGGCGTCCTTAATGGAGAGGATCTGACGGCGCAGCACCATGATCGCGTCGAAGTTTTTGTCCGTGGTGGCCGGGCCCCGGCCGTTCTTCTCGACGGTCCGGTAGCCTTCTTCCTTCCACCGCTTCGTGAGGCGCTGGAGATCGCGCTCCATGATGCAGAGGGTGTGCACCTCCGGCTCGAAGATTTCCTCGTAAATGCCGAGCGCCTGCATCTGCTCGATGTATTTCTGCTCCCTGGTCATCCTGGGCCTCCCGGGCCTCTCTGGCCTCCTGCGCAGGCGCGGTCCCTGCGCGTTTTCGTGCGCGGCCCGCGCCCTGATTATTTTTCTCGTGTCCTGCCCGGCCCCTCTGCCTTCCCTCGGGGGTATTTCGGCGCT